GCTTGGAATGCCGGCCGCGCAGTGCATTCACCACCCACTCAGTAATGAGTGCTTTCCGAAAGGAAAAGGAGGAGTTCACGCTCAATGCCCACACCAGATGGCTATAAGTCCCGAGATTTTTGGGACCACACCGGCGTCCTCGAAAGTTCCGAAGACAAAGGTGCTAATTGGTTCAAATATCCGGGACAAAAAGTCCTGATGGGGAAACAGAAAACTGTTTCGGAAGGGCATCGTAGAGACCCTAAGTCGGGTCACTACCTTGGAGGAGGGCCGTTCTACACGGTCCTCATAAACCGTAGATTTCCTACGGCTCTTGTCGAGGTTGGAGGAGTTGCAAAACCCCACCGCCGCATTCGTGCAGCAGTGGGTACTCCAATCGACCTCGCTCTGCCCCCTGGTTACGACTATTCGGACCCTAGTAAATTTAGATCTGAAGATACTTCTGATCTAGATCCAAAAGGTGCCGAAGCCGTTTCCCAGGTTGCGCCCACTAACCCAAATGGGGAAGCAGCCACAGCCCTGGGTGAGATTGTCAAGGATGGACTTCCGTCCGTCCCTGGCATTCAAACCTGGAAGCAACGGACCAATATCGCCCGAGCTGCTGGTTCAGAGTATCTGAATGCAGTGTTCGGGTGGATGCCGCTTGTAAAAGAGGTAAGCAATGTTAGCAATAACGTTGCCCACTCTGACACGATACTTCAAAACTATCGTGCCAACAGCGGTGGTACCGTTCGGCGTGAGTTCTCATTTCCCGTTGAGCAGTCGGAGAAAACCGAATCTCTGATTGGAGCGCCAACTGTCATTGCGACAGGTAATACGGCGTTTCCTTTCGGAGGTCTCGGCTACTTCGACAGCACGAAGATAGTTCGGACTATTAAGGTTAAGTCCAAATGTTGGTTCAGTGGTGCGTTCACGTACCAAGTCCCGCCGTCAAGTGACTATGACGACAGACTTCGTTACGCAGCGGACCAAGCCCATCATCTTTTGGGCACTGACCTAACTCCAGATGTTCTCTGGGAGCTAACTCCGTGGAGCTGGGCCATCGATTGGTTCTCCAATGCTGGTGAGGTTGTTAACAACTTTACCAACATGGCGCTCCAAGGCCTGGTTATGCGCTATGGGTACATCATGAGAGAAGATTCTGTCACGATGACTCAGAGCTTTGCACCCGAGGGTTCTGGACTTGTTCCGGAACCCTTCAAAGTGCATAAGGCCTGTCCCCCTAGCACGATTGAAATCGTGTCTAAGGTACGCAGGCCTGCTAACCCCTTCGGATTTGGCATTGGTTGGGAGGGTTTGTCACCCACCAAACTTGCCATAACCGCCGCACTTGGGATTACCAGGTTGCGGTAGTAGCTGAATGTACTACGACCACAATTGGCAGTAATTTACTGCCGAGAAAAGGAGCATGTTCGATGGCGCTAGCCGATCCCCAGTCAGTCAAAATCAACGGAGTTAGTACTTCACTCCCAAGAGTCTCCACTGGAGACTTTAAGAGTGTGTACGAGTCCGCTGATGGACTGATAAGGGTCTCCCTCTCTACGCAGGATTCTAAGCGTAAGAGGCAGACCGCTCGGATCGACGTGACCAAGGTCACGACTGATCCCTTCATTCCAGCTCAGAACGTCGAGGTTTCGATGTCCTGTTACGTGGTCTTTGATAGGCCACCAGCTGGTTTCACTAACAAAGATGCACTGCAGGTATATGAAGGCTTTGTTGAAGCCATCAATGCCGGCACGTTCAAAATTGTTAATCAGCTCTTGGGCGGTGAGAGTTAGGCTTAATCTCCTAACAGTAAGCCTTTACGGCTTACTTCACTGATCGAGAACTGATCTCGTCCTATGTTAGTATTATACTAGCACTGGTCGAGGAGAATAAAAGGAAGGAATTAGTCCTGAATCAGCTCAACACAAACCATAATACTATGGTGATGTTGGCTTTTATCCTACTCTGCGCAATGTTTGCAGGGTTTGGATTCTTGGCCGCTATGCTGGTCTTTACCTAATCCAATAGGTATTGGACAGCATAATAGCTCTATCGGGCTAAGGAAAACAACCCCCATTAGGAGGTGTTTTGAAAAGCCTGATATTGCTCTGGAAAGTAGTTGCCGAAGAAATGGCAACTAGATGTTGCACTACCACCACTCGTGACATTAAAACTGTCACGAGGCGATCTGAACACGAGGGTATATCGTTTCTCACGATATGCCTACCTTCCTTTGGTAAGGACTTCCAAAAAAGTCTAAACCAAGGGATCGTGGATCACGCTATGTTCCAAGGTTTTTCTTGGCATAGAGGTCTCCCCCGATTTCTCGGAGGTTTCCTTGATCTTGTGTTCGATCGGAGTAGCGGTGTGTTGTTGGATGAACCTAACATTGATGCAGTTCTCGCTGTTCGGCAGCTAACGCTGCTGTTCAGCAAGATCCTGATACCGTGTTCTTCGGAACGCGAAAAACAGGCAATGTCGGATTACATCCAATGTGAGAAGGAAGTCAAGTATGCGGATTCTGTTTTGCCTACCATTGATTTGGATAGGTTTTCAGATCTCTCGCATATACTGTTTCGGGATCTGTTCTCCAAGCTCGATCGTGAGATCGAGTACGGTGAACTAATTCCGAAGCACGGTCCAGGGGCCACTGCCGATAAAGTCCGTGGAAACGGAAAGTATCGTCAGAAGGTCTGGACCGATCGACTGCAGGAGTTCTTCCCTTCGGATGAATTTCTGCACCCAAATGCGCGTTATGCGCATGAGGAGTCGATTGACTTCCTCGAACCCGGTTCGGAGATACCCGTTAAGGTTATCTCCGTCCCTAAGACGCAAAAGAGTCCCAGGATCATCGCGATGGAGCCGGTTGCTATGCAATACGCACAACAATCGATTCTTACCTCGATGATCGAGAAGATCGACGCTAGTTTTCTCGTCGATTTTATCGGAACTGGTGATCAGACGCCAAACCAGCGTCTGGCCCAGATTGGATCCAGAGATGGATCTCTTGCAACACTCGATTTGAGTGAGGCTTCCGATAGGGTCTCTAATCAGCTCGTTCGAGCGATGCTATCGAGACACCCCAATCTGCAAGGGGCTATCGACGCGTGTCGCTCGAGGAAGGCTGATGTGCCTGGTCATGGCGTAATCCGCCTAGCCAAGTTCGCATCTATGGGTTCAGCTCTATGCTTTCCCATCGAGGCAATGGTGTTCCTTACACTATGCCTTCTTGGGATTGAGAAAGAGCTCAACACCCGTTTTACCAATATATCTCAGATTAAGAAATATATTGGCTCGGTTCGTGTCTATGGGGACGATATCATTGTCCCTACAGACATGGTGCATTCCGTGGTCCATACCCTCGAGCATTTTGGTGCTCGGGTAGGTATGGCGAAGTCTTTCTGGATCGGAAGATTCAGAGAGTCTTGCGGTAAGGAGTATTACGATGGTCATGACGTTAGTATTGTCAAGTGCCGTCGTATGCTCCCTACGTCACGGAAGCACGCTCCTGAGGTCATATCGCTATCATCACTTCGCAACCAGTTTTATAAGGCTGGTTGCTGGTATGTAGCGAAGAAAATGGACTCGTTGATAATGCGGGTAATTCCATATTACCCGTACGTTGACGAGACCTCCTCAGTAATAGGTCGTATCTCCTTTCTTGGTTATCTTTCTGAGAAAGAGTGCGAGTTTTTGCATCGCCCCCTGGTTAGGGGCTATGTGATATCCTCGCGGATCCCATCTGATCCATTGGATGGACCGGGAGCCTTGCTTAAGTGTTTGCTTAAGCGCGGCAACGAGCCATTTGCCGACAGCAGACACCTAGAGCGTGCTGGACGCCCTCGGCGCGTCGACATCAAGCCGAGATGGGCTCCACCGTATTAATGGTGGATGTGATTTAATTATCACAGG